GCAAAGTGAAGTAGACGTTCTGCTTCAAAGAGTCTAGAGCTGTCTCCGCTCATCGTAGAATTGATAACAGCGATATCGTCTCTATAGGTATTGGCCTGTGCAAGGAGAGCGTTGGTTTCACTGTTATACAAAACTTGGTCGATATAACCTTGAGCCATTAATCTTGTTAAGGTTTCACGCTGTTCAGTATTCTGCTCCAGCAGGCGTTCCAAATGCTGAATGCGTATAAGATTTTCATCACCGGAGTTGTTCTGAAGGGCGGCAGCATAAGGTTTCAAGACTAGCTTGTGGCTGTAGATTAGTTTGTTAAGAACCGTCACAAAAGCTACCTTTATGTCTTCATCCCTTAGAAATAGCATGGAGCATTTTGATTTATCATCAAGATGAGTGTTGCAGCACCAAGCTGCATATTTCTCATAGGTGCTGGAGTGAATTCTTCTTTTAAAGCTATCACCACATTCGCCGCAGATGATTTTCCCTGAAAATGCGTAGCGCTGTTGATATTTTTCACTGCCATGTTCAATACCTTTTTCTGCTGCGCGTTGTGCAATCACCATACCGGCAGCTTCAAAATCTTCTTTGCTAACAATGGCTTCATGGTGGTCTGCGATGTAATACATATCCAGCTCACCCTTATTGGTATGCCTGTTAAAAGAATCATCCGTATAGGTTTTCTGGAAGATAACATCGCCGGTATATTTTTCGTTGGAAAGAATGCCTCTTACACTTGTTGAAGTCCATTTGCCACCTCGCTTGGTTGGTACGCATTCATCGTTAAGAGCCTTTGCTATAGCATCTGTACCCTTGCCGGAAAGAACATCAGCGAAAATTCGTTTTACCACCTCGGCCTGTTCAGGAAGAATTCGTAGTGTCCGTCCGTCCCAGCGATATCCGTAAGGTGCATAGCTAAGTTTGAAGGTTCCGTTCTGGAATCTTTTCTTAATTGACCACTTGCTGTTTTCAGAAATAGAAGTGGATTCACCTTCGGCCATTGAGCTAAGGATTGTCAGGAACAGTTCGCTTTCCATAGAACCTGTGTTGATATTCTCTTTTTCAAAGTAGATTGGAATATCAAGCTCCTGAAGCTTTCTTACAAGCTCCAAACAGTCCGTTGTATTTCTTGAGAATCGGCTAATAGACTTAGTGATGACAAAATCTATCTTCTTTGAAGCACAATCCTGCATCAGGCGCATAAGCTCTGGACGTTTATCTTTCTTTGTGCCGGTGATGCCTTCATCAAAATACAACCCGGCGAACTGCCAATCATCACGAGAAGAAATGTATCTCTCGTAGTGTGCTTTCTGTGTTTCCAAGCTTTCGAGCTGTGCATCATTATTGGTAGAAACACGACAATAAGCTGCGACACGAAGATGCTTGTTATTTCTTGGCGTGTTCTGCAATCTATCGATTTTTGTAATCTTCTTCATGATAGTTCACCTCCTTTGTCAGTGTATATACATCACTCTAAAAGCTGTATTTATCAAGTGATTTCAGGCATAATCTCTACATATAATGGGGAGAATGTTTGCCGATTAAGAAGTGTTAATTTGTTGAATTCCAACAAGGAAATAAGTCCAGAATCCAGCATTGATTTTGCGACTTCCTGTGCACGGAAGTAATCATAATCGCGTTGCAATTCTATGTCTGAAATAGGTGTGGGATTTAGTTTTAAGAGAGATGCAATATCTGTAGTTTTAAGTACAGACTTGTTTTCGTTTATATTCATAATGGCCTCCAGTCTGAAAGCTATGCCTTCACTTTCCCACTGGAGAAGAAATTTAAAAATGAGCGGATAAAAAGAAAAGGCCCGAAGAGACTCACAGATAGAGTGCCTTCGGGCCAGATAAAGATGATTATAAAATTGTACAGTAATCTAAGGAAATCCAGCCAGAGCCGGATTTCAGCTTGCCCCATTTGGTAGCACCTTCGCCATCCGATTCCGCAACGATGGTGAATACACCAACTCCGGTGAACAGGCCGGTTTTGTTGTAGTTGGTACCGGGACCTTTACGGATGTTCAGATTGGCGATGCCGATGCGGACACGGTAAGGTTCAAATGTAGCAGTCTCGGTTTTTACTTCCGTCTTGGCAGCAGAAGGAGCGTAGACCACATTCCCGTCATTGTCGAAAACGGAATAGCCTGTGTTTTCATCGGCCTTTGCCTTTGCGTTGGCCAGAACACGGTAAGCGCCCAGCTGGGACTTGCTGTCCTTCCAAGTTTTACGAACACGGTAATAACCAGAGGTCAGCTTTTCAGGATGGCTGGCAGTGTCGCTTTCCGGCTGCGCAGTCTCGGTTCCCATAGCAGCTTTGACTGCCTGTCGGAAACCATCCATTGTGTAGCCGGTGTTCAGCTGCTTCCAGAGATGTTCCGGGTCACCGTGATTGCTGGCGATACCATGTTTGTAACCTTCTGCATGGCTGATGATCACGCCATCAGCGGTCGGGTCAAGGTTGTATTCATTGCAGAGAAATGCAAACAATTCCACAGCCGTCTCATAGGTGCGCTTGGCCACATCCTTTGCAGTTGCCGTATCGGAGCAGGTAAAGGTAGCGCCGCCGGTGTACTTGATGCAGGCAGGCTCACACATCTCCACGCCGATGTGGGTGTTGTTGGAGCTGCCGCCACCATGCCAGCCACGATGGTTCCAAGGCAAGGTCTGGTAGACAGTGCCGTCATTGCCATCAATGAAGCCGTGAACGCAGGCACGGTCGTAGCTTTCGCTGTTCCAGTTCTTAATGAAAACCGCAGCGCTGGGCTGAGGACAGCCAACGGAGTGGAGCATTAGACCCTTTACGGTGATTTTCTTCCCGGCCTTATAGCACGGGTTCTTTGTCAAAATCGATTCAACCAACTTCATATTATTTATCCTCGCTTTCTGTGTTTTCAGCTCGGTCGTGGAGCTGTTCCAAGATGTCCTTTAACTTTTCCGGGATAGGCAGGCCAAGGTGTGCCGCATTCTCCAGAAGAGATACACCTTCATTGGAAAGATAGAAGAAAATAACCGCTGTTCTGAGTACGCTACCGTCACCGATGACGTTGGCATCCAAGATGTGTGCGATGCCCACCAAAGTGAAAATCAGCACCTTGCGGCAGATGCCCTTGAAGCCGACGGAGCTGGACAGGTTCTTGTCCACGATGGCGCACATAACGCCGGTGAGATAATCCACCACCACGAAGGCAAGCAGTGCGTACAGAAGTCCGTCACAGCCTCCTAAGAAGTAGCCGAGCCAGCCGCCAATGCCAGCAAAGACGAACTGGATAGTTGTCCAAAATTCCTTCATAATAAAATCCTCGCTTTCTTAAATTTTTGTATGCAAAAAGGGCACCTACCACATTGGCAGATACCCTTAAAGCCGTTATTCAGTTTGTTTGGGCAGCCACTCCCAGACTCGCATATCCTCCTGCCCAAGGGACCACATACACATCCCTCGCAGCTTCCAGCGGTATGCCGCCTGATTCGCCCAATAGATCAGGCTGTCCACATCCTGATAATACAGAATGGAAAAGCCATCTGAGTCCCCAAGGAACAGTCTGGAAATCCAGATGTTAATGTCCCTTGGGACGATTGTTGCCGTGTAGTCGTTCCCACACTCCAACGCCATGATGTCCGAGTGGTAAAACTCATAGTCCAGAGAGATGCTTTCGCTTCTGGTGGACGATTCCTCCACATCNGAGGTCAGCNTAAACACCTGAAATTCCTCATCCCATGTGCAGTTGCTACGCTCAATTCTGCCGTAGGAGGTTTCCGTTCCGTCCGGCATCACCACATCGAACCTCTCATAAGGCTCATAGGTCCATGCATCTCCCAAGCGGAGCAACTGACAGTTTACTTTGTTATCAGAGCGTATGCCCGCATAACCGCTGACATCACTGACCGTTGCCGTAAATCGCAGCGTGTTGGATGCAGAGGAATACACTCGTACCTTATTTCCGCGTTTTCGCATTTCAATGGTGTAGACATTCGGATTACTGCGAAGGTCTGCCTTTGATGTCTTGGAAAAACTGGTAGCATAACTACCTTTTAGCGTAGAACCCTCATACAACTCAACACGCTGACTGTCATAGTTATAACAGCAAAATAATGAGCCAAGGAAAATTCCCGCTTTACCAACACCGTCTTCCGGGAAGATAATCTGTGCCCTCATATGAATGTCAGAGAAACCGCTATAATTCCAAGCAAGCTGTCCATAACCCTCAAGCTGCGAATAGGGTCGATTTGCCGTGCTGTCTGGGTCTTGCCATACATCCCACTCGCCGGAAAGAACAGTCCAATAACTTTCCGGTATCTTTTCTTCATCACGGAAGTCCTCATACCACACAAGAGCCGAGTCAGGCTTTCTGCGGAGCATCTCAAGTGTCAGCTTGAACCCCGTAGCAGGTCCCACCATATTTCCGTTCACGTCCTTGAATTTTCGTGGTGCAAGGGTATATTCCGCTTCTCCCACCGTAGGGTTTTCATAAAAATTGGTACATACACGGAAACCATAAAACTGCACACCGTTTACACCGACAGAAATGGTCAGCGTATGCTCTCCCGCAGAAAGGCTCACTCCCTTGGCAAGTGTCGCCCAGAAGGTAGTTCTCCAATACGGCCACCACAGACGGCTTTCCGAAAAATGCACGGTGTCACCATCCAGTGATGCGTAGATGCTGTTTTTATCCCAGAACGGGTAACA